TGCTACACTGTTATATGCTAGGCCGGGGAACTTAAATAATTACGGCTAAACCTTTCTACTGTGCTACCGGGGGCAGGGGTCAAAAACAACACGCTTATGTACTACACTCACCATTGTAAAAAAGCACCTGATGTATGTCTTTATAAGTTGCTATTGTGTCGAGAAAGGTCGTGCCTTTTGTTATGGACGAAAACACCACTGAACCCACAGAAGTAAAACGATTCGGTGGTCCGAAAAACCCAAAGGACATCCAAGAAGCCCGAATTATGCGGCTTTACCGCCGCCAATTAGAAGGATTACCTGCTCTCCAGCTAGTTCTCGACCACGCATCAAAAGAACAGGTGGGCCGTGCCACTGCATTCCGCGATTGGAAAGCAGTTCAAGCACTAAACCGTGAAGATTTTGAGCGCGAACGCGCAGACATGGCATCCCGCATCTTCTCGATGCGCTCCCGCCTCTACAACTCCGCCGTAAAACGAGGCCAAATGCAAACCGCTGCCAACGTCCTCGATTCCCTGGCACGTATGGTCGGCTGCGACCAGCCCGAAGAAAGTAGCACATTACCTGAAATCCACGTTAAGATCGAAAAACCCGAGTAAACCACTAATTGGCGCCACAAACGCTCGATATAAGTCTTCGTCCCGCCCAAGGCGAAGTATTTAGCGCCAAAAATAGATTCCGCGTCCTCGTTGCAGGCCGCCGCTTCGGAAAATCTTACCTTTCCTGCATCGAACTATTCACCAAAGCCCTGGAACGCCCCGGTGAAACGTTCTTTTACTGCGCCCCCACCTACCGAATGGCGAAAGACATCGCCTGGAAAACCCTCAAAAAAGTAATTCCCAAGTCGTACATCCGCTCCAAAAACGAAACCGACCTCCGCCTAGACCTAATAAACGATTCCACAATTGAACTAAAAGGCACCGAAAACGCCATGGCTCTTCGCGGCCGATCTCTCGCCGGAGTTGTACTCGACGAAGCCGCATTTATGGATGCCGAAGTCTGGTTCGAGGTCATTCGCCCCGCTCTCGCCGACAAACAAGGCTGGGCATTATTCATATCTACCCCGGATGGAACGGCCAGCTGGTTCTACGACCTGTGGTGTTTCTGCGAAGAGGACAAAACCGGCGATTGGATCCGCTGGTGCTACACAACAATTCAAGGCGGCAACGTCCCAGCTCACGAAATAGAAGCAGCCCGCGCCCAACTAGACGCCCGCACCTTTCGCCAAGAATTTGAAGCATCTTTTGAAAATTTAAGCGGCCTAGTAGCCGTAAGTTTTGACGACACCAACATCTCCACCGAAGCCCACGACATATCTGTCCTGCCCTTACTGCTGGGCGTGGACTTCAACGTCGATCCAATGAGCGGCATCTGCGCCGTGAAAAAAGACGACACCCTCTACGTCTTCGACGAAATAATGATGCGAGGCGGCGCCACCACCTGGGACTTCGCCGAAGAAGTAACCCGCCGCTACGGCGTAGATCGCCGCGTATTCGCCTGCCCCGACCCCACCGGCGGCGCCCGCAAAACCAGCGGCGTCGGCGTCACCGACCACACAATCCTCCGCCGCAGCGGCTTCTCCGTCCAATCCCCCAAAGCCCCCTGGAAAATCCGCGACAAAATCACCGCTGTCAACACCGCCCTCCTCGACGCAACCGGTACCCGCCGCACCTACATCCACCCCCGCTGCAAAGAACTCATCAAATCCCTCCGCACCCTGACCTACGCCCCTGGAACGGGCTTACCTAACAAAAACCTTGGAGTCGATCACGCATTCGATGCCTTCGGCTACCTTGTGCTTCAACAGTTCAACTTGGCTAAACCCGAAGCCATGGGAACTACGACATACCGCCTGTATTAAGGATGTTTCGTCCACTAAATGCGCCACTTTGCCCTAAATGCGAATCAACCGACAGCCGCGTGCTCGGTAAATACACATCCCAAGAAGGCGACTCAGTACGTGACCGTATATGCCGTGACTGCGGCAACCGCTGGAAAACACTGCAATCCTCAGAAGAAACATTAGACCCATCCATCACCGTAAAATTTTCTCGCTGGGACTCCCCCGAAGGCAGCAGACGCCTAGTAACGTTGGAATACGCATCCAAGAACAGCTAAACTAGAGACAGCCCGTCATCTGTCCGCTATGCCCAAAGGCCCTGGAACCTACGGCACGCAAAAAGGCCGCCCGCCCAAGAAGAAAAAGAAGGGTGTAAAGAAAGGCACCAAGAAAATGTAAGAACTAGACTCTACCCAACGCATTTTTAATTATGGCACCTAAAAAACGCGGACTTTACGCAAACATTGCGGCAAAGAAAAAACGCATCAAGGCGGGTTCGGGTGAAAAGATGCGTAAGGCAGGAGATCCTGGCGCACCAACCGCAAAAAACTTCAAAGATGCTGCTAAAACAGCGAAAAAGCGTAAACCAAAGGGTAAAGGTAAGAAATAATGGCCAAAATTAAACGAGGCGGGCACGTTTTCGACGGTTACAACAAACCAATTCGTACTGCTGGTCATTCCAGCGGTAAATCTCATGCTGTTGTAATCAAAGAGAACGGCAAAGATCGTTTAATACGTTTTGGTCAACAGGGTGCAAAAACAGCAGGCAAGCCAAAGGCAGGTGAAAGCCAAGCAATGAAGGATAAGCGAGCTGCTTTCAAGAAGCGGCATGCAAAAAACATTGCTAAGGGCAAAACCAGTGCCGCATATTGGGCTGACAAAGTAAAGTGGTGACATGACTTACTCCGTTCCAGGGCTCGTCAGGACAAGTTTGGTTAGCAGCTCCTATATGGGGAGTGTTGACAGCCCATTTGTCCGTACGCGAGCAGTAATCGACCAGATGAAAGGCTGGGAGATTATGAAAGCAGTGGTTTCTGGAACGGAATATCTTCGAGAAAATAGCGAGACATTTTTACCGTTAGAGCCTCGTGAGGACTATACGGCTTACTTGGCGCGTGTAAACCGTGCTGTATTTACGCCTTATACGCAGCGTTTAATCCGAGCAGCAGCAGGGCTTATTCTGCGTAAGCCTATTAGTGTGACTGGTGCGCCGTACTGGACCGAAGTTTTTAACAAGGATGTTGACGGTTGCGGTTCTGATTTGGATGAGTATGCACGTCGATTGGTCACTTGTGCTTTGACCTATGGTCATTCACATATTCTTGTTGATTTTCCCGCTCCATCAAATGCAAGAAGTTTGGCAGAAGAGCGTGATTTAAATCGTAGGCCATATTGGATTGAAGTAGATCCAACTAATGTTTATGGCTGGCGTTTAGACCGAGAGGCAAATTATGGCAGTCTTACGCAAGTTCGTATTGGCGAGAAAGCCGTTGTAGCCGATGGAGAGTTCGGAGAAAAAGTTTACGATCAAGTCCGTGTCATTGAGTCAGGTCGCTATCGCGTCTTTAGACAGGAACAGAAAAAACAGGAAATGCAAGGGCCATTTCCATACCCCGCTTCATTCGATCAATCCGACGCTACAACGGAGTACGAGTTGGTTGAGTCGGGTGATTTTTCACTTGGGCAAATTCCGTTGGTAACGATTTATGCCGATAAAAAAGATACGATGACCAGCCGTCCGCCGTTGTTGGACATAGCGCATTTAAATCTGGCGCACTTCCAACGACAAGCTGACCTTATACATAGTCTGCATATTGCCAGCCAACCAATGCTGGTGTTGGAGGGCTGGGATGATCAAACAAAGGATATTGCCATTAGCGTTAATTATGCGATGGCGACTCAACCGGGCAATAAGGTCTATTACGTGGAGCCTGCATCAAGCGCGTTTGAAGCGCAGACGTCAGAAATCCAAGAGCTACAGCAGCAAATGGCGACGTTAGGCATTAGCACGTTGAGTCAGCAGAAATTTGTCGCTGAATCTGCAGACGCCCGACGCTTGGATCGTATTGACACAAATTCAATGCTGTCGATGATTTCGATGGATTTGGAGTCAGGCTTGCAGAAGTCTTACAACCTTGCTGCTAATTACTTGGGTATTGAGCCGCCTGAGGTCAAGATTAGTCGTGACTTTGACCTGCAACGTTTGATCGGGCAGGACATCACTGCAATGGGTCAGCTATTCGAGAATCAAATTATTGATCGTGAAGAGTTCCGCGACATGCTGGTGCAAGGCGAGATTTTGCCTATGTCGGCAGAAGCAGAATCAAGCGGTACAGTAGAAGAGTAATAGCTTTTGTTCCCATGGGAATGCGTTTTGAGGAGATCAATCCACCTAAAAAAGGTGAATGCCCAATGCCCGAACCTAAAAAGACAACTAAGCAAGCAAAAAGTAGTAAGGTAGAAAAGTCAACTAACTCTTAGTAATGGAAGAACAAGTCATCCAGGAAACGCCCGTGGCGTCTTCTGAACAGCCCGTGGCTGCGACTGAAACTCCTGCTGTCGATGTTTCTGCATATCAACAGCAAATTCAAGCTGAAAAAGCTCGTGCTGAAGAAGCTGAGGGTAAATTTCAGCGTATCAAGGAAAAAATGAATGCTCTTGATGAAAAGATGCGTTCAGAACGACAGCAAAAACTCGAAGATCAAGGCCAATGGAAAGATCTTTGGGAAGAAGCTAACAAAACTGCTCAAACCAAGGACCAGCAGATTGCAGAATTGCAGCGTGAGTTAGCCGATCTTCGGACTTCTAACGAGACTGCTGCAATGAAAACGTCTGCATTGTCAGCAATTAACCAAGCTGGCGTAATCAATTCTGACCAGATGTTGCAGCTTGTTCAAAGCAATTTGAAAAAAGCTGATGACGGTAGTGTCAAGGTATTGAATGGCGGCGTTGAGGAAGACCTTAACGTTTATCTTGCCAAGCTAAAAAATCCTGGTTCTGGTTTTGAACATCATTTTAAGCCTAGTAGTCAGGCTGGAATGGGCGCAAAACCAATTACTGGGATTTCTAGTGCTGGAGGCGTCGCTAATCCTTGGTTAGAAGGTAGTATGAACTTAACGAGGCAAATGGCCTTGGAAGCTACCGACCCTGATCTTGCAGCCGTGCTCAAGAGAGAGGCAGGTAAATAGTCCCCGTGGGACACCATCTCAAGTCCGTGACTTGAAAACCCGCAAACTTTATCCCTGAATAAGAAATGGCCGCACCATTTCAGAATTATTCCGGCGGTGTCCTTCTGGCGGACATCGTAAAAAGGAATAATCTCAGCACCTATGTGTCTGAGGCAATCAAAGAGCGCAGTCTTTTCATTAAGTCTGGTGCTGTCGTTCGTAACGCTCTTCTCGATTCAAGAGAAGGCGGTACCCGTATTCAAGTTCCTGAATTCAACCCCGTGTCTCCCACCGAGGAGATTTTGGACGGTACAGCAACTTGGGGCACCAGTGGCGCTGGTTATCTGACTCCTCAGAAAATCGGTACTGGCACTCAAATCGCCACCATCTGCCATCGCGCATTTGCGTATGCAGTAGATGACATGGCGGTTTTGGCTGCTGGTGAAGATCCAATGCTTCACATCCGCAATCAGCTTGCCGATGCAATCAACAAGTTGAACAGCGCACGTCTGTTCTCTCATCTTGCTGGTTTGTTCGGTACTGCCTTGTCTGGCAATGCTCTAGATAAAGGTAAGGCTGCTGCTTCTGGTGGTGATGAATCCAACTTCCTGACTGCAGCCACAGTTGCAGAAGCTCGTAACGCATTGGGTGAGCGTGGCGACGAACTGGATACTCTGATTGTCCATCCTTCTGTTGCTTACTACCTGTATCAGGTAGGAATGCTGACCTTCTCTACTTCAGCACTTGCTGCTTCTGGCGCAGTGACTTGGGGTGGTGGTGGCGTTGGCATTGGCGCTCGCGAAGTTGGTGAGTTTGCTGGAATGCGCGTTGTTGTTGACTCTCAAGTCAATACCGTTGCACCTGGCACTTCTGGTCATCAGAAGGAGTTCTATTGCTACCTGATGAAGGCCGGCACCATTCTTGAGGGTGTGCAGCAAGATCTTCGGATCGAAGCTGAGCGCAACATTATGTCCAAGCAGGACGTTCTGTCAGTTGACTACCACACCGCGTATCACGTGATGGGTACTAAGTGGACTGATGCTGGTGACAACCCAACCAATGCCAACTTGGCAACGGCTAACAAGTGGGCTGCCACCTATGACATTGATCTGATCCCTATGGTTCAGCTTACTGTCAACACTCCGCTGGATACCAGCACCATCTGATCGTAATCAGAGCAAAGGCCCTACCATTAGGTGGGGCCACCTTATTTTTGCGCTATGGCTGCCACGATCAACGCCACACTGAAGAGCGAGACAGCCAACAGCTATGTGACGTTGGCTGAAGCCGACGCTTACTTTGAAACCGTTCCAAGCAGCACGCAATGGGACAACAAGCAAGACGACAAGAAAAATCGTGCATTGATTTCAGCAACAGGCTGGATCGACACGTTGGTTTTTTATGGTGATCGTTGCGACTCAGGCCAAGCGTTGAAGTGGCCGCGCAATAATTATCATGTCGATCGAGTGGAACTTACGTGTTCTGTCATCCCAAGCGCGATCAAGAAGGCTACATATTTACTAGCCTTTGAGCTAGCCAATGACACGGACGCGATTACAGGGACTACCGGCGATAAGGGGTTATACGAGCAAGTCGAACTCGGAGACCTCAAAGTCAAATACAACACTGACAGTCAGGCTGTCGGAACTGTTAATAACATATTCGACGTTTATCCTTGGCTGCAGTCTTATCTTGGTCCTTATTGTTCTGGAGGTTCTGGCTCTTATCAAGTTCGTGTGGTGAAGGGTTGATATGTCATTAGTAGACACCACATTCCAGTCAATCCCTAAGTCACTACTTGACGATTGGGGTCAAGACATCACGCTTGTCAAAACGACAACACCACGAGTTTATGACCCTACAACAGGTGCTGTCACTGGCGCGGACACTCCAGTAGCGCTGAAAGGTTTGATCTTAAATGTAACAGCCAGGGAGACCGAGGGTCTTTATCAAACAACCGACATCAAGGTCATTATTGGCAACGATGAACTGGGTTCTTACTATCCAACCGAAGCTGATCGCATTCAGTATTCACAGGATGGAGCGACCCGCGAAGCCAAAATTTTAAACGTAGTGAGCTTTAGGGGTGAGGACCCGTTGCTTCACACAATCATTGCGAGGCCGCAGTAATGGCAAAAGGTTTTAAAAAACTTTTAGAAGATACAGATCGATGGTTTAATGGGTTTACCTCCAGAGATTTGAGAAAAGGTGCTGAAAAAATAGTTACTGAATTGCAGCAAGCTGGTCCGTTGTACTCGGGCAAATTTGCAAACTCGTGGGTCATAAGAACACCAGACGGAAAAGAACAAGGCAGTCCTGTTTCTGAAGGTCGGCCTCAAAAAGTAAAAGCACCTTTTCTGTCAGGCAAAGAGCTCTATACAAAACCCGAAATTAAATATAATATTTTTAATACCGATCCTGACGCCGGAATTGCGATTGATTACGAACAGGGAGTGACAGGAACCGATGGGAACTTTAAAAGACCAGCAGAAGATCCGTTGCAAGACGAGTCAAAAATAAAACGCGGAGTTCGCCAGCAGAACATTAGAGGCAATGTTGTC